CAATATTTGATTTTTTAAATCCATAGTTTTGTTTTAAGTTCTGTTATATAATAGAATAGTTATTGTTCTGTTTGATTTTTAAATATTATCCGAATAAATTAGATACTTTTTTTAGTGCGTTGCCTTTCTTTTCAAATCCATCAGCAATTTCTTCAAGTTTCTTTAATTCAGCAGGAACAGGAACACCTAATTCTTTTGCTGCTTTTACTAAATCGGAATATTTCTTTTTAAAACCACTTCCTGCTCTTAATAAACCATTATAACTTGTTATTTGTCCTGCTAATTTCTTTTCAATAGTTGTTCCTTTTTTAATCAAATCTTTTAAGTCATCAACTAAAGCCAACTCAATCTTTTCAGACTTAAGTTCAGTTTTGTTTTCTCTTACTAGCTTGTTTAAAGCACTTAGTATTTGTTCTTGTGTTGGTTTCATATTATTTATATTTTTATACTAGGATATCTTACTGCGTCATTTCCTGCTACTCTTAATTCCTTTGCAATTCCTACTGCTTCTTTATATTGTGGAATATCTAAAGCTTTTACTCCTAATTCATTTGCTTGAATAGAAATATCGTCCATAATGTTACCGTGTTTTTTCCAAGTATCTTTAGCGTCTTTTATTTCTTTTTCATAAGAATCATTCAGCTTTGTATAATTACTTACTTCATCTCTTATGCTATTATACAATTTTCCTATTTTCTCTCCTTGACTTAAAACATTTTGAGCAATATTTTTCCCCTCACTATTTGATTTTTTTAAATCATCAACTAATCCTAACTCAACCTTCTGAACACTTAGCAATTCCTTTATTGCATTCCTTACTTCTTCGTCTGTAAATTCTTTCTTTTGCATTTGTTCAAATTTATTAGTAAAGTAGCCTTCTATTGAAAGACCTTTTAATTCTCCTGCTTTTATCTTTTCCCAAAGTTCGTCATTCTCAATCTTCATTTTAACGAACCAAGTGCCGTTAGGTAAGTCGTAGCCGTATAACTTTGACTTATCACTATCTCCTTCCTTAATCCAAGATTCAACTGTTAGAACGCCTGAAACTCTATCTTGATGTTGATACGTTGCTTTGTGATGATTATTATGTTTTAAATACAATTCAGATGCTTTCCTAACTGTATCAGGACTAAAATATACATAGTAATCTGAGTCTGTATTAGGGTCGTGTCTAAATATTTGCTTGTTAGGAATTAAAGCAGGACTCACTAGCATACGCTTTTCTTCATCTACTTTAGCAAATGTCAAGTTATTCTTTTCTTTTCCGAAAAAAACAAAGTCTTGCTCTATTGCAGGACTCGTTACTAAACTGATAGCGTCTATAGCTAGTTCTTGACTATCGTCTGCAATTACTAATTCTACTATTTTAGTTTCTTTCATATCTTCGTAATAGTCTTTATTGTCAGCTTCACAATCAGCTTTTGAGTCATATTTACAGCTTCCTGTCTTTCCCCATTTATATTTTCCGTTTTCACATTTTTCGCAAGGCATAGTATATAATAGATTAATTAATTATTTATTTGATTTTAGATTGTAGCTCTACGTCTTATATTTGATAATTGGTTTTGACTGTTAGTCATTTCGTCAGTTACTACGTAAGCTTTGCTTGCTTCAGGTTTAACTCCACCTGATATATCAAACGCTCCTGACATCATTTGTGGTGCAGGTGTTGCTGGTGCTGCTGAAGCTCCTCCTCCTCCTCCTCCTCCTGCTTTACTACCACTAGCTATCTTTGCTATTTGAATTGCTGAAAACGCTCCTGCTAATCCTGCTTGTATAAAAGGATATGCAGGCATAACTGCTGTAAGTGGACTGTCTTGAGCTGTTGTAAACGCATTCTGAACACCCTCTACTCCTGATATTGTTGCTGAAGCTAAAGCAGCTGCCTGTCCTATCTTACTGCCCTCACCTGCTATTTCTGTAATTAAACTTAAACCACTTTGAGCCATAGCTACTTTAGCGTCTCTAACTGCTTTATCAAGAGCTTTCTGCTTATCTGCTTCAGCATCTTTTATGTCTGTTTGTTCTTTCTCATATTGTTTAGTAATCTCTGTAGTATCTACTCCTGCCTTTCTAGCCATTTCTATTTTAGCGTCATAAGAAGTTTGTAGTTCTTCTAGTTCCCTTTCCATTCCTGCAAGTCCTTCAGCTCTTAATTGGTTTTGTGTTTCTAGTAATTCCTTTTCAAGTCCTACTTGGTTTGTCTTTTGTTCTGACAACTGTCCTGTAATAGTTTCTTCTAATTCAAGTTCTGCATTTTGTGCTTGCATTAAAGCTAACTTATTCTCATCACTTCCGTTTTGCTCAACTAGTAATGCTGCTGCTCGTATTCCTATCTGTACTTGTTCTCTTTGTAGTTTCTGTTGTTCCTCTAGTGATTTTTTTAAGTCTTTATTGGCTTGTATTCTTTCTGCAAAAGACTTAGTTTCATCATCTCTAATTTGTCTAAATAATTCCGCTTCTTTTAATTTTTCTGCATTTAGTTTAGCAAATTCTGCTTCCGCAAATAATGCTGCTTTAGTTGCTGCTGTTGTTGCTTTCGCCTGCTCATAATTACCTTTTATTGAAATATTATTTATACCTTCTGCTGCTTTTTCATATATAGCACCTACTTCACTTATTGCGTCTCCTATATTACTAGCTACATTTTTACCTGCATCAATAGCTGCTATTCCAACTTCATATATATCAGTTTGAGTACCTACAATATCAGCTCTTAATTCAGCTATTTTACCTTCATCTCCACCCCCTAAGAAACTATCTTCCCAAGCTAGCATAGCCTGTTGAACACCTAACTTCACACCATAGAAAGCTAACTGCAGAGGTGTTAAAGCTAATGTAATAAGTCCTCCTAAAACATTACTTAATCCATCAAATCTATCTGATGATTCAGTAACCCAATTAACAACATCTGAAATAACTGTAATAACTTGGTTGAATGTAGTAGATATAGTAGACATTATGGTATTTACATTGTCCATTATCTTTTGATTGCGTTCCATAGCTTCCTTTAAAGCTGTAAATGCTGCTGTTACAATAGCTATAATACCTAATGCACTAAATGCTTTTCCAACACCTTTAACTGCTTTACTCAACATTCCAAATCCTTTAGAAGATTTCTTAGTCGCTTTGCTTACATCTTCTGTTTCTTTAGCTAACTTCTTTGTAGACTTTGTAGCTTTGTTAATACCTTTAGATACATCACCAAAGTTTGACTTAATCTCCATTTCTAATACTTCCTTTGCCATAGTTTTATTTTTATTAAGGGTTTATTAAAGGTACTCCCGTTTTAATTTGTGTAAATGTTATTGTTGCTGACCATTCTATAGTTACATTTGCTGCACCCCTTATGTCTATTAAGAAATGCGTTCCATCTACTGCTGAAGTTGGTCTCCATAACGTAACTGTTCCGTTACTTTTAATAGCATCTCTTTCTCTATTAATAGATAATGTTCCTCCTCTGTTGAGAATTACTCCTCTTTCTACAAAACTAGCATAATCTCCTAACAACCCTGCTCCTGTTCCCCCTACTCTAACAGCTACAATATCAGCGTGGAAGTACATAACAGTATTTATAGGAATTTCAAAGTAACTATCTGTTACGTTATTTAAGTAACTATCAACTGTTCCTGAAGTTACAGTCTGTACTCCATATAGTAATTGAATAGACTGTCTCTTTCCTAAAAAGTCTGTATCTGCGTTTCCCCCTAACACTATAGAGTTATCTGCTGTAGCCTCCCCTTTAGTGCCTGATACATTGGCATTGTTTACACTATTAGCAATTTCGTTATTACTTCCCGTTATAATACTGTTTCTTGAGAACCCTTTTACAGAATTGCTTTCTCCCATTATAAGAGTGTTGTTTGTTCCTGTTTCAGTTGAGTTACCTGCTCCGTATGTTTTGTTATTCTCATTTGAAAATCCTCTATTTAGATTTGTGTTGAATCTAAACATTGAACAAGTACCGTCTGCTTTATTATATGTATATCCATAAGCTTCACATTGTGTTTGATTAGGCTGAACATTATTTGTTCCGTCTGTAAATGTTACAAATCCAAGCTCTGAAATAAATAAAGGCTTTACTGTGAATCCTGTTAAAAATGGCATTAGTTTTGACATTATGGTATAAGTATAAATTCTACTGTTGCTAAATCGTTTGGCTGATAGTTTATCTTGTTTACCCTAAATTCTCTGTTCTTAATAACTATCCTTCTATTGAATTGGAATGTAGATATATCAGAAGGGTTTAAATTAACCTTTAAAGACATTGTTCTTGTGTTGATATTATAAAGTTCATTGAAATAAGGCAACCAATATAAATTGAATAAGTTGTTTAATGTATAAGTTCCTGCTAGTAATTGACATTCTCCAAAATGAAAGTCTTGATAAGCTGAAAGAAAACTACCACCGTTTTTAACGTGTCCGAATTTTAAGTAAAAAGATTGGTTTTCGTCAGCAAATCCATTTTGTGCAGGAATTTTATATGTAGTACCTGCAAGTTGTATTCCGCTATTATACATAATTCTAGGACTGTTATCAAACCCTTCAGACACTCCATCATCATTAAGAGAATAAATAGCAGGAACAACTAAGTTAGGATATTGAGCCATTAAAGGTTTTACTACTGATGCTGCAAATGGTTCTGCTACAACCTCATCTTCACCATCTAATATATTAAACTCATCTGTTGCATCAAAAAGTTTAGACCCATACAAATGACCTTCTACTAATTTCTTGTAATTGTTAAAAGCATAGTCATCATCATCTTCTACAAACTTAAACATAGTCTTTTTATTCAAGTCAGTTAAAGGCTCTAATTTCATTTGAGAAGCATCTACTTTATCAGTCCAATTTAAAGGGTCTGCTGTATTGTCAATAAATATATCTGAGTATGGTTCTATTTTTATATTGTCAGGATTCATTTCGTCAGGCATAGTTACTAAGTTAAACATAGTAATCAAACCTTTTAAGAAATCCCATTGCCCCGTCTCACCTCTTAGTGTTCCAAGTAAAGTATCTGTTGTTGTTTGTGCTACTGATGTAGATACAGTAACTAAAGCAGGAGTAATAGAACCTCCAATTGAATTGTAAACGCCATCAATTTGCCAAACAGAACCTGTACTAGCTTTTGCTTGGCAAAGGATTGTGTCTCCTGCTAATAGTGAAGGAACACCACCAACTCCTGTAGTAAAAGAACCAAAATAAGTAAAGTCATTATTTTGTGTTGGATTTACATTAACAGGTACTCCATTAACTAACCATTGAACATCAAGAGTTCCTGTTGCTACAACATTTCTGTCAAAATCCATAGCATACTGTACAGTATAAACCTGCCCGTCTTCTTGTGCTGTAAAAGCACCTCCTGAATATCCAAAGTTCGGACTTAAAGGATTGCCCCCTGCTGCTGCCATTTCTTCAAAATTTATTGTAGTATATACATATGGTATAGAAACGTTAAATTTGTTTGTTAAGTCTCCTAATGAGTTAAATACAACAGGGGCGTTATCTGCTCCCCAATTAAAGTCCATATATAGTTTAGATATATCAGCTGTATTTAAGAAGACAGAAGTATAAGTAAAAGGGGTGTTTTCAAATATCCTATCTATTAAATACTTAACATTAACCCAAGGTCTGAACGCTGTTTCTAAACTAGGTAGCTCAGGTGTTCCTCCTGTTCCTACTATGAATTGGTGATTCCAATCTATAAATGGATATCTTAAAGTTGTGTAAGCGTCTCTAAATCCTGAAGTGTTAATGTTTAAGTAAGCTATACTAGCAAGAGGACTATCATTCCAACTATCTTTTATATTGTTTTTATTATAATCGTGTTCAAGTTCTGTAAAATCTAAATCACTAAAAGTTCTTTCCTTTAAGTAGTCTGCTAAAGCTATTACTTCAGAATAAAGATTTACATTATAACTTATTTCTCCGTCCTTATCTGTTATGTCTAACATTCTTAGATAACCTTCAAATAGAATAAAGCCATCTTGCTTTAATACACATTGCGTTTTTTGGTATGGATTAAACAAAGGACTTCCACCGTCTAAGTGTCTAGTTACTTCAAAGACTTGGTCAAAGATTTGATTGTTTCTTTTTGTTGCAGGAAGGTTAAAAGCTTTAGAATAAGACTGTACTTTTTCAGCTACATTTTTAAACTCATCAACACTCAAAGTTAAAGGTAAATCCTCATCTTCATATAGGTCGCAAATAACTTGTCCGTCATCTAATATTACAGAACCATTTAATCCAAAAGAAGGCTGAAGCTGTATCTGTCCAATAGTACATTTACTTGAAGAAGTATTACTCTCTGAATATCCAACGAATATAGTAGCATCTGTTAATCCTGTTTGCCCAAATTGATTTATACCTATAGTACGAATTACTTGTGTAACGGCTTGAGTTATTGTAATATTGTAAACTGCTGTATTTGATGCTGTTACTACATATACTTTAATTGTTCCAATATAAGCAGGTTGAGGTGGTGTTATAATATCAATTATTAAATCATAAGACATACCAAATGTTATTCCTGTTACTCTTTGATAAATACCGCTTGTTGTTCCTATATCAGAAGGTAAAATTAAATTACCATTTAAATTTGAAGGATATACAGAACCACTACCATACTTGTATAAATACCAAGAGTTAGGAACTGTTGCAGGGTTTGTTATAATAGTTAAAGGAATATTATTTCCTGTTGCAGTTGGTGCATTACTTAAATTAATAAAGCTATTACCATTTACTATAAAGTCAGTATCAGGATTGCTGAACGCATTATAAGTACCATTATGTCCTTGCGGATAGAGTATAAGTTGAACACTCATTATACAGACTGCGTTCTAAGTGTCTTACTCTTTTCTACTTCAAAAGTATACTGCATAAGTTTATCGTTCGCTATAGTCTTTCTAGTATAGCTTGAAGTTGTAAGTCTTACGGGTGTTACATAATTGTTAAGTGCTGAAAGGTTAGTGTCAGTTTGAAAACCTTCTAAGATATATACTTCAGGACTATTTATTAATTCTTCAAACCATTCTGATTCAGCTTCACTAACAAAGTCTGAATTCATTTTAATCTTTTCTGTAGAGTTTACTCTAAAGGATTTCTTTCCTCCTTTATAACTATTCGGTCTGTAGTGTTTCTCATTCCAAGTTCCTGCTAATTGGTCGTATGTACTTCCTTTAGTTGAAATCATTTTAGTAGACTTCATATTGAAAGTGTAGTAGTCCCAAACTCCCCATTGATTCAACCAAGTAAGTCTTATTGGTTCGTACCCTTTCAAAGTTGGGCAAAGTATCTTAATCGTTAAAGGTTCTGTAACTGCCACTGCTCCTGTTCCATAAGCTTGAACGGTATAACTTACTAAAGTTCCTGCATCTACTAAAGCTTTGAAAGTTGTACTCCAACCATAAATGTTAGCAGGGTAACAACCGAAATATGTTATTTGATTCTCTGATGCTGACGACCATACTGTAAAGCCACCATTAGAATAAGCATTAGAAACATCTTCAGTAGTAACTGTTCCATCATCTTCAGTGTACATTAATCTTATATAGTTTAAATCATTACTAGCACCATTAGGAAAAGAAAACATAGCAACTGTTCCATAGTCTGTAGCAAGTGCGTTCTGCACCATTGGGGCGTTTGTGAGGAACTTCCCTGTTACATCACCAATAACCGCTACGTGGTTTAGATAGTATTTGCTCAAGTTATATCCAAAGTCTGAATTTGATGTATCTAAAACATCTGTGTATTTTAAGTATCCATTACAGTAAGTAAAATTAATAGTAGAAAGTATACTAGTATCTTCTACTATTGTATTAGTAATTAAGTCTAAATATTCAGTCTTAAAAACTATTCTAAAGTATCTTACTAAATTTTTATTTCTTGTGAACTCATCTATCAAATGAATTGGCAAAGGCGTGTTAGTTGCCGTTACAGCCGACTTGTATGAACTTGATGTAGCAGCTAAATTATCAGGAGATACAAAGCTTTCTAATATAGGGCTGAAATCAAACATACCAATACCTACTCCATTTGGTGTTGTTTTAAATGTTCCTATTGGCGTAGTTGTAGGGACTATCGCTTGGTCGCTTATAGACACTTCAGCAATAAACTTAACTCGTTGGTGAGATTGAACTATGTTTGTATTAGATACTGAAAATATTATATCTTGACCTGCTGTAAGTACCGCGTATAAAGGTTCTTGTTCTATTATTAATGCCATTATTTTACTGTTGTTAAACTGTTAATTATATCTTCTTTTACACTACCTAGTAAATCTTTACCAAACTGCTTTAAACCTAATCCTAAAGGCTTCTGAAAGAAGCTTATTCCTTGTATTCCATTCCGTCCAATACTTCTAGCAATTAAGAATGTAATTGTCTTACGCTTCATAAACTTGCCACTTGCATCTCTTGGAGCTATTCCTTTTCTTACTACCCATTTATCTAAAGCTTTGCTAGGTGGTTGTGAATGACCTTTACTATTCTTGTAACTATAAGGACTTTTTATTACTTTTCCTTTATAGTCTTTAAAGGTTCTCTTAGTCTGTGTTCCTGAAACTCCTTTATCTACAAACTGACCATAACTTGACATAAAGAATTGAACTGTAAAACCATCAGCAGTTGTAATTACTTCAAACTTGATAGAGTTCTCTAACTTTGAATCCCCACCTTTTTTATAATTAAGTGTTGTTTTAGATTGAGCAACAACTTGCTTGCCAAAACTGTTTAAGTAATTCTCTATGTTCTTAGTGTCCATTACTCAGCTACACCTACAAATATCTCTACTCTAGGATTGTAAGCAGTACCATCAGGTCTTACTTGTAAAGAAGCTAAATTCTCCATTGTTCCAAATGAAGGACTTGTATCTTCTTCACCTAAAGCCGACTCATTTGCTCTAGCTAAAATATGAGATGTTCCTGGTGTCATTCTTACTTGATAATTAGAAGCTGTTGTTACAACTGCTAATTCTATTGTTCCGTCTGCATCTAAATTTGTAATTCGTATGTATCTAACATCGTCAACGTCTATAGCTCCTGCTGAAGTATAAGGAGCTGCTGCAAATGTTGCTATTGTTGTAGTCTGAGAATGAGCACAAGTTACAATCCTTTCAAAGACATCATTGATTCCTGTAGTAGTTACTGAATTACTAGACCCCCTTAGAGAGTTGTTAAGCGTAATAGATTCTGTTAGTGTTGTTGTTAAATCTGCCATTTTATTTTTTATAAATTAATTGTTATTTTAAATTTCTTCCAACCTATATGTACTTCCATTCTCCAAATCTTGAACTTAATCATTACTGCCCTATTGCTTCACTTGACATTGGAGTATCACAACTATCAAAGCTATTCTGAACAACTACTGTCATTGAGAACACCCAACCTGTAAGTAAGTTATCGAATCTTTCTGTGAATGGTTCTATAGTATAATCACCGTCAGTAAAGTAAACAGGAGCATTAATATCTCCTGTTGTTGTAGCAGGGTCGTTCTGTGCTTGCCATTGACTATTTCTAAAGATACTTATAATGTCTACACAAGTTTGTAATGTATCATTGAATACATCTATCTCATTAGTTAAGTTTTTAGAACCTACACTACTTTGTCCATTGTTCCAATCTGCTTTTTCAGATACTAAGTCGCATACAAAGATTTGAAAGTTATAGTTTAATTGATTTGAACCTGTTGTAACACTTGTAGGATTGATATGCATTAAAGGAAAAATCTCTTCCTTTTCAAGATTGATGTCAAAAATATCACCTACAGAAGTTGTATTAATAAAGTAGTGTTGTCTTCCTAACTTCTTTAAAGTTTCAATTACATTTAAATATGTTTTGTTCTTAACCATTTCTTTTTACTTTATTTTGTGAGTTCAAATCTGTTTCATAACTAAGCCAAGTAAGGCATTCTAAAAGACTTAAGTTTGTAATACTTTCTAATTTACTAATATCCTCTCCACACAATCTGTGCATCACCCCGAACCATCCCCACTTACTTGCGAAGTCATTACTAGCTATTGCGTCTTCGTTTCCTTCTGCCTCTCCATCAAATATGATGGCAAAATCTCGGACAATACCTTCCCTAAAGTGTAAAAAAAAACCAATGCACTTTGCACTTGTTCCGCTGACATCTGTTTCATTTCTTCAGCTCTGAGCCGAATATCACCATCATAAGCCTTTATGATATAAATATCATTCTTCTTTTCTTTTATAGGACGATAGAGTACAGCCATCAATTCAGGAAGTTGTTTATCTATTCCGTTCTTAATGAACTGCTCAATGTCTGCGTATTCTCCTAAACTAATAGAATCTAAGTCAGGGTGGAATCCGTACTCAACACCATTAATCTCTATTATCCTTTTAAGCTTTGTATCTTGCTTTGCTTGAAGTTCTCCAACCTTGCTCATTATAACTGCTACGTCTGACAAGGATAGTTCCTTAATTAACTTCTTAGGAATGTCTGATAGTGCTGCTATAGTTTCTGTAGCTTCTTCAGTCTTAGTACCTGTTTCAAAGTCAATTAAAGAAAGCCAAGTAGACAGAGTAACGTCAGCCCAACTATTAATAAGATTAAACGATTCAACTTTTCCTTCTTTTTTAATTTTAACTTTCATACACTATATAATAGAAATTTATTGTTTTTAGTTTACTGCACAAAATACCTTCCTGAATTTGGATTGTCTAAGTGATAGATTACATTATAACGAATACCATCAATAGCGTGGTTATAATTGTCTACGTAAAGCTTAGAACCTTTATCAGCATATACATAGTTGTTTAACTCTTTAGCTATGTTAGTTGATTCAGGACTTACTATAAGCTGATAGTCTTGCATTCTAGTTATACCACTTTCAATAGTTCCTTTTTTAACTGCCTTTATGTTTACTCCTAAATGCTTTAGATCAGCTATTAGTCTTGGTTCTGCACTATCTGCTATAATTAGTTTACCCTCTACTTTGTCTAATATTATCTTAGATAACTCTTGACTCTTTAATCCATTTCGATATAAATGTTCCTTTAAATATATCTTCTTATGTTTCTTATCTATTGCTACTTCAGTAAGTGAGTCAGGGTCAATACTAAAACCGAAATCCATTCCACAAGAAGTCTGTAAGTCATCAGGATTAAATGCACCTATACTCCAATTCTCAAAGACTACTCCTTCTGCTTTTGCTAACCATCCTCCTAGAATCTTATGCTGATACTTTTTAAAGTTGTTATGCTTTATGCTCTTAATACGCTCTAGGAAGCTCGTAGAGAGATTTGTTTCATTATCTAGGTATGTACTATGTATATAACATATATTGTCTTTAACGCCATTAAAACCACCTTCAACTCCTTTGTCTTCAAAGAACCTCTTGTATATCCAATGTTCTTTAGTTACTGGATTCAATACTAATATGATTCTATTCTGTACTTTCTTTTCCCTAATACTTAGGTCAATAGTGTCAAATATGTTCTCGTCTACAAGTTCTTCTGCTTCATCAAGTACCCAAGTAGATATACCTTGTAATGACTTTAGACTTGCAGTTTGATTTCCTGCTGAAGTCTTTATCCCTCTAAATAATATATCTGATTTGTTTCCTAAGTTTATTACCTCAGCTTTGTTTACACTAAATGTATTCTCATATCCTAAGAGTCCTATCTTCTCTAAGAACTCAGGAATGATTGAAAGGTGTGCTGATGTCATTGTGTAACGTGTGAATAGGACTCTAACATTCCTAGACATAGTTAAGAGCGTAAGAAAGACTGTAACTGCAAAAGACTTACCTGAACCCCTACCTCCTGTTATGATAAAGTATCTAGCATCTGAATTAAATAGTGCTGTGTATTTGTCGCTAAGATTCAGAGCTTATAAAGTTTATTAAAGGTACGTTAAGACTTTCATCATTTGTAGTTACATCAACTCTTTGCTGTGGCTTACCATAGAAGTATTCAAAGTATAACTTAACAGCCCATTGTTGCTTTTGCTTTATACCTTCTTGTAAAGCTTCAAGTGCTATTCCACTCATTGGTGTTAAGTGTTCTATTAGCTTTTGTTCTTCTCCTTTACTTTTGCGTCCTGCTCCTTCTCTTTTTCCTCCGTGTTCCATTTTGAAATAATTTGATTAATCAAGTGTTAATATATAATAGAAATTACTCGTATTTATTTAAAACATAGTTAATTGCTGCTTGTGTTTAGTTATTCTTTTCATAGCTGCTTCATAATAGTCTTTATCTAGTTCACAAGCAGTTAAATCATATTTAAGATTATGACAAGCTATAGCTATACTACCACTACCTAAATGAGTATCTAAAATCTTATCTCCCTCTTTTGCATAATGTAGTAATTGCCATTCGTAAAGTTTTATGCTTTTTTGTGTGGGGTGAATTCTTTTACCATCTATATTGTAAAATCCTCTATCCCCTACTGGTGGTTGTTTAAAAATTAGATTCTTTGTTTTAAAAGAAGTCCAAGCTAACTCACTCATAGACAATAATTGGTTCTCAGTCATTTTTTTATCCCAAATTAAAAAACAAGGTGTCGCATATAAATAATCTAAAAAGTAATTACCACCCCAAATGATTTGATTCTTACTTACTCTAAAAAGTTCTTTAAAATATTCTTTAGTAGGTATTTCGTTATCCCAATCCTTACCATCATTACGATGTTTAAACACTCTAGTTTTTACTTTAATCCCATAGGGAGGGTCTACTATTGCCAAGTCAAAGTGATTATCTTCGTACCTTGACATTAACTCCATATTACATTCGTTTGTTATATTCATTTTATTCAAATTCATTTGGTAGCATTAGTCTGATACCTAAGTCAGTTATAGCCCATACTCTTATTTGTTCTGTATATACTTCAAATGCTTTAGTGTTTAAAGCTGTTGTACTTCCTATTTTATTTAATGCTATTTGCTTATCGTTAATACTTATCATTTCATATTCAGATAAAAATTTAGCTCTTAGTACGTCGTGCATTTCATCAGGAAAATATCCTAGTTCTTCTGCTAGTCCTTGAACGATACATTTCCAATAGTAACAATTCTGCATATTGCTTCTTGTGTTTCTTTGTTTCTTTACACTAACTATGTAGTCATTATCTAATTCCTTTAGGTAACTGAATAGGCTTTGCTTATCTCTACTGTCCTTTATTACAAACTTCATTAGTCAAATGATTCATTGATTCCCCTTTCGCCTACTAGCTTTTCTTTTGCTCCTGCCCATAAGTTATCTCTGTTCTTACTTAGGCTAGGTTCTGTTCTTTGAAGTGTTGGTATTCCTTCTGTTGGTATGCTATCCATATAAAGACCGCATTCACACTCTGCTTCCTTTGCAACCCAAGCTCCATCTCTGTGAACTATTGTAGCCTTTGATAGTTCTCTAGTGTTTCCACATTCGCAAGTGTATAGTGTCATAGTTAATCTATTATTTTTAAATCCCTTCCTTCATTATTAGCTATTCGAATTATTGTTTTAAATAGTTTTTTTCTTTCTAATTGTGTTTCACACCATATAAATTGAGTGTCATTCATACCATCTAAAGTTAATTGCAAACCAAATCTAGTTCCTTTATTCTCTCCTTCTTTATAACCGTACTTCTTAACAACTCCTTTCCAAGTAACTAATTCTATTGTTTCTTTCATCTCTTTAGTTTATCAAGTTCAAACTCTAAATGATTAATTGCTTTCTGTATGCACTCAATCGGAGAGTCGTGTTTCTTTTCTGCTCTTAGTAGATAAGTAACTGCCGTTCCTAGATTGTAAGATAAGTCAAAGTCTTCAATAACTTTACGAGCTTCTATCTTATATCGTTTACCTATATAATAACTTGGTATTCTATTATTTTTCATTTATTCTATCGTGTGCTAGTCCTCCTGTTCTAGTTTCTACTTTATCTTGTCCCCTTATGTTAGCAGTTTCTACTTTCTCCATATTCCAAAGAAATTTTTCTTTAGTTCTGTTTTTGATTCTTGTTTCTATTATACTCATAAGAATAACTATGCAGAAAAAGATTGATGTCAATATTCCTAGTATTGTAAATATTATCATTTTGTTAAAAGTTTTAAAAGTTGACTGCTAGTATATATTCTATCTTCTCCATCATAGTTTTCATATATGCAGGTAAAGTTGTCGTCCTTCCAAGTCCACAAAGCTCTCACATTCTTTTTGATATTGTCTTTCAATATCCATTTAATTGTTTTGTATGTTCTTTCTACGGCCATATTACTATTATGTTTTTGTTCATATCTATTGTTTTAGTTTGTATTGGGGAGGCGACCAAACCCCCCCTTTACTACACAGGTCTGAAAAATTAAAAGCTTTTAGGTCTTACCCTTTATTGATTAATTGTTTCCTGTGTATTCTTTATATATCTTTTTTATTCCATCAAAGCAAGCTGCAATACAAGAACCACAATTAGTTCCTGTTGAGTAGTTCGTGTTATGTAATGTATTGTATATCTCTATCATTTTCTTTTTTGCCGTTTGGTCTTTTGCTCTACCTGTTTTTAAGTCTTCCCAAAGTAATACAATCTCTTCTATTATTTCTTCAGGTATATCTGTTCTAACTTCTACCTCTGTTGTCTTTTGCCAAAAACCCTTTGGGCAAGATTGACTGCTGATTGAAGATTTCACTTTCATAAAACACAAACAAATTTTACATTGTCCTAATAGACTTGAATAGTAAACACACCCTTTACAGATAGCCATTCTATCTTCATATATTTCTTTAGGTACAAAGAACTTATTCACTTAGTATGTATTTTAATTCTGTTCTTACTTTATCTATTGTCGTAAACAAACTGTTCCTACTTATTCCTGTCTTAGATGCGAGTGAATCGAGTGTGTTCCCCTCGTAGTAATAAAGTTCAAAGACTTTCTTATCATACCAAGTAAAGCTTTCGTCTAAAGCTACATCTATCTTTTCAAGGCTAGTCCATACATAGTCATCAGATAATTCGTTAGGCAAGTTGTAAAGGTGCTTAGATGGTATTGTTTCCCCTGATTCCATTTCATCATAAGTAACTGCACTTGTTAAACTGTCTATGTGAGTGTAATACTTTTTGTACTTATAATAGTAATTACTTCTCGGACTTGTCAATGCCCTTCTTAAAGCAACTGCTCCATATCTTGTAATTCCTAGTATTCCGTCTTTGCTGTATATAGCTTTAAGTGTTTCTTGATTCATACTTAAAAAGTAAAGCATTAATTCCTGTACTGATTCATTGACTTCATTTTCATCAGAAGTTAATCCGTAAGCCATAGTCCTAAACTTATCTGATAGCTTAGATATTTCTTTATAAATTTCAGTCATTGATTGGTTCTATCTTATCAATCTTGTCTACTGTGTTCTGTGTTAATTCATCAAGCACTAAACGATAAGCCCTTACAACTGCTGAGTTTCCTTTAGTTTCTATTCCTGCAAAAAATCCGTTGGTAGCTACTGCTAAGTTAATTGGTATAATCATTAACCAATCCCAATAGTTCTCTTCCTTTGTTCCTGCTCCGTAGTTGTTGTGGTATTCTATAATAATTTCTAATACTTCTAAATAATTATCGTATCTACTTTTTGTACTGACTTCTTTTGCAAACTCTTTACACATTGTAATATAAGTTTCAATGATTCCTCGGTGTTCATTATTTGCGTAGATGGGTTCTATCATACGCCAAAGATACTTAAATAGTTACTCTATTCCTTTTTCTTCTTTTAAGTTTTCAACAAGGTTTTTATAATAACTTATTTGTTCTTCATATTCTACTCTTGAAACTTTGTGAATAGTCCGAGCTAAGAACTCTAACTCTTCAGCCGTTCCCTCTCCATACTTAGCATCTAAATTAATTCCGAACTTGAACTGTTCTCCTTGACTAAACATATTACACTTTATACATTGCACCTGACAATTATTTTCGTGGAATCTTGTTGCTGTATGTTTCCTACTTTGGAAGTGTCCGTTCTGCATTCCGTCCTTGTAACCTCTAACTACCCCACAAGTGAAGCATTGCACCATTCCGTACTCGTTAGCTTCTCTTAGTCTTATGTAAAGGCTAAACCATTTGTCAAGTTCTTTTTTAAGTTTGCTAATTGTTTTTTTCATATCCTAAGTCTTTACGCCATTTGTCTTGCAATATGCCTTTCCTTAGGTTATACTTATCCCCTCTGTATTTAGGTTCTTCTTCCTGAAGCTTTGCCCTAGCTCTTTTAATGCTTGGAGCTGAGGTTAATTTACTACAGGCATAAACAACTAAGAA